TCCTAAGTGGTTCTCTGTTGTAAGACCAGACCAGCTTTTAGGAGCATACATTTGTAATGAACTAATTGTGTTTGCCATTTTAAATTAATTTAATTATTACTTGTTGTTTATAAATAAATAGCTCCTCTATCGCAGAGATTTTCTCATAGTGTCAAAATTAACAGTTTTTGAGGTACCTCTACTTGGTCTGGAACCAGTTTTTTTCGTACTCTTAATAGCGTCTGCCAATTTACGAGTTGACTTTGTAGTTGACTGACGCTCAAACGCTGAAAAATCCCACTTTAGGACCGTCGCTAAATATGCAATTTTTAAATCAAACTCAGGATCTTTTTCTCTTATTCTCATAATTTCATTTTTCCCTTGTCTGTCTAGTTTTGTTATACCACTGTATAACAAATCTTTGTCTTTCGGATTTAATTTAAATCCAGGAAGGATCTCTTCTTTCTTACCTATATGATCTTTTAGATCTGATAACCAAGTTTTGTGAGCTTCCACCTTTTGTTGTTTTTCTTGTTTCTGCTGTTCAATTAGTTGTTGCTTATGTTGTTTCTGTACTTCTTGTAATGTAGTTAAAGCTTCTTCTGCTTCTTCTAACAATACACCAGCATCTTCGTATCGTGCAACTTTCTTCTCGATCTGCGCTTGAGAAAAACCGTTAAGAGCTAGCAAGTCTTTTACAAGTTTTCTTTGTGTAGACTCACTGCTTCCTAATTTCTCTTTATCAATAGAATCATATGTTTGCTGCTGAGATTCAGATTTAAGGAGGTCATACATATTTACTCCTGCCTCGTGATTCTCCAAAAGATATTTAATTTCTTCCGGCATTGATTCTTTATACTCTTCTACTTTAGAGTTAATAGTGTCTTGCACTCTAGATAGTAACCACTCTTCAGAGTCCTCAAACTCCTCGTCGTTAAAATCTATTAACCCTGTATCACGTTGAATTTCTGCAAATACTTTAAGAGCAGATTCCCCACTTTCCTCTTCTTCAGTTTCGACTTCGGCTGCAACCTCTTCTGTTGCGCTTGCCTCAACCTCTTCAGAAATATCCTCCTGCGTATTATCTTCTGCAATTGGCTCCTGGGATTCATCGGTACTAGGTTCTTCTTTTTTTACTTCTATTTCTGGCAGTTCATCGACCTCTTGTATATTTAACTGCGGGTTAAATATACCAGGCTCTTCACTTTTAGTCTCTCCAGCTGCAGCTTCTGCAGACTTCTCTTCTTCTTTTGGGCTTGCCATTTTACTTAAAACGCTCAAGTCCAATCCATCTAAAATATTGTCTTCTATTGCCATAGGTTAGTTAATTATGTGACAAATTTAAAAATTTAATTGTTTCACACAACACCTTGTCACTATAGTGCGTGTAAAAATATTTGCTATTTATAGCTAAAATATAATTTTAAAGATTATATTTTTCTTGCTCAAATAACTCTTGTTGCTTTTTTATTGATTTATCTAATAATTTTTGTCTGTTAAGTTTTATATTTTCATCCAGAGTATTACCGTTTACTCTGGGAGCAGATATAAACTCTAAGCCATCTATAAGCTTATCCTTTAAAAATATATTTACAAAGTCACTAGGCTTTGGCATCTTTATTTTTTATGTTTAACTCTCTTTCTTTAAGAGATTTATTTACTTGTAACTTTTCGCGCTCTAGTTGAAGTTTTGCTAAATCAATATCATCTCTAATTTGATTATTATTTAAATCTCTGTCCATATTCTTAGACTGCATATTCATTTGAGCAATCTGTATCTTAGTATTGTTATCTTCAGAGTTTCTAGCGTCTTCTCTATTTTCTTTTTCTATTTCAAATTGTCTCGCTCTCTCTGATTCTTCTTTTTGCATTTGCAGTTGTTGTTCTTGCATTTCTGCTTGCCTTTGTCTTGTCTCTTCTTCTGACTGTTTAAGCTTGACTCTTGTATCTGCGAGAGAATTTGAGTTGTATACACTAATAACGTCTGATAAAGACATTTGATCGTTTTGTAAAGCTGCATGCGTTAATTGTTTTAATGCTTCAAGAGCCATAGTGTCTTTAGCAGAGTTTGATACAAACAATCCGTATTCTGAGTTAGCTATCTTATCTCCTTGGAATGAGAACACAACACTTGATAACTCATCGGTCATATACTGGAATCGTTTTGTCTTACCTTTATAAAGATCTTTAGATACGTTTAACAGAGTTTCTAAAACTCTAATTTTAGTTTCATTATGAACTTCAAATAATTTTTCAGTGATATGAGAAGATTGTACAACAGCTCTTTGTGTATTACCTACAAGTTCAGAGGTAGAAATTGCACCCATCCTTTGAGGGGTAACTCCTGCAAGCTTGTGTATTTTCTGTTCTACAAAATCTAATAACTGTACATGCTGTTGTATATAGTTACCAGTCTCCATGTCTAGCACTTTATTTTGTGTAGATATGTTACCTGCTAGTTTACCTGTAGATTGTCCTTTCTTACCTTCGTTGAAAGAATCAACAAACCCAAACTTCATTGACTGTGCATAGTACATCCACTTCTCTACCTCCCATCCATCTGGAACTAAAGATAAATCTATAAGTGCAATCTTACCTTGGTTAGCCGCTATAGCAAGTTCAAGCCTGTACCACATTGTTATATACAAATAAATCCATGGTACTAATCTGTCCATCAAAGAAACAGATTGTGAATTATTTGAATTGTATACAGTACCTACATAACCTGAGCTACACTGAGATAGGTTATCCAGGTGTCTAAATTGGTTTGGTCTTGGACGAATATGTATATAAATATCTTCTCCAAGCTTAGTACCTTCCCAATACTCATTTACCCACATGTATGTAATCTCTTCTCCAGACCCAGGTTCAACTTTGTAACTTTCATTTACAACAGTTTCCTGTTTCATGCCTAACTCGTCAATGTAAGTTAATCTACCAATTTTACGCATAGATTTCCACACCACCTTAGTGACACGGATATTACCGTCTTGATCGTAGTAATTAAATACATTCCCTTCTTCTCCATTTCTATTTTCAATATATAATTTATCTGGAGTAGAAAAATTTAAAAGGCTAGAACTTTCCATGGATGTTCTGTTTCCATTCTCTTTTTCTAGCTTATCTATTTGAGAAGGTGTTAAGTCTTCGTAGTAGTTGTCAATAATACTATTCACAGACATCCATGTATCTTCTACAATAACGTCTGCATGATCTACTAAGTCTGAGTTATGAGGTAGTAAACAATAAAATTCAAGAGGGTTTACATTTCTTACTACAGGCTCATTTGATACTTCTTCTACACAGTAGATTTCTTCACCTGCAATAAGAGCGTCTTCCCACCCTTTGTTAAATTTTGATTTTAACTTTTGCTGCCTTTCAAAGTACGTTAATAGTTTGTGGGCAGTAGATTCGTTCATATCCTGAAAGTCGTAGTCAAAATACTTCTGTATTCTTTTTAACTCTTCAGGTATATTTTGTTGAGCTTCCGCCATAAGCTGTTGCATAGCTTCTGGATTCTGCGGCTTCTCTTTGCCTTGCATATAAGATTGCACAGCATTCTGCATCAACCCTTGAAAATAATTGACTACAGCTTTTTTCTTTTCCTCTTCTTTTTGTCCAATAGCCTCTTCGTTAACAGATCTAACGACATAGCTAAATGCCCTCTTAGTTTCTTCACCTAAGAGCAAATTAAAGATTGGAGATACTACATCGTAGTACTGTAGTGTTGCGGGAAGTTCTGCGTTTCCGCCTAGGTTTAGGGGATCAGTAACGTACTCGAGATCTTTCTTATCAAACTTTCCGTTATAAAGATCGTAGTTCCGCTTCTTTTTAAAGCGAGAACTACGTCTTGTATGATCATAAATGCCTATTAAACCTAATGCAGCTTCTATACATTCTTCTCCCCATTTCTGAGTCTTTTTTCTACGACTCAGTTTTTGTCTGGGAAAATCTATACGAGGCATAAATTATTTTTAGGATACTTCTAATAGTAAAAATTCTATAGTTGGTGTTCCAGAAGATGATTTAACTTGGATCTTTGTGTTGTCTGCAGTTGGGTAGAAGAAAAACTCTCCTGGCGCCAATCGTGCAAATTCTTGATCTCCATCATCTGCAAAAATTAAACTATCTGTTGCATCTGTATTTTTTGCATATACATATGCTTTTTTACCTCCTTGAGTTGTACCAGCTAAAGCCTCTACGTTAATATCTGCGTAAGAAGTGCTAGTAACCATTGTTGTTAAACCTTGTCTATTGTCACCATCAATAACTACTGCATCAGAAACAGTTTTTGCTAAATTGACTGTATTAAATAAATCAGAACTTGAGATACTGAAAGTGACATTTAAATTTGCGTTTGCCATTTTTGTATATTTTTAAAATTATGCTTTTTCCATTAATACGTACTCAACTACTGGATTACCATTAGTTGCTTCAAGATCTATATCTTGAAATCCTGTACTTGATCCTACAGGCATAAACATAAATTCACCAGGCCCTAAAACTGCAAACCAGTCTCCTGAAGCAGAATCTGTGCCGTGCGCTGCACACAATGCAATTTTAACATTTTCATTTGTAGCTGTACTTGTGTTATGTAGGAATACATAAGCTGCGTCATTTGCACCATCTAAAGCTTTAGGCGCTAAGTTATCTTTTGTTCCTGATCCAGAAGTTATAACCCTTCCAACCAGTTGTTTGTCTCCTGCAGGAGATAGGATATCGGTCTCTGTAAAGCTTAAAGTTTGTTTAGCAAACAAATCAGTGCTTGAAAGAGCCAATGTAATATTTACTGTTGCCATATTAAATTTTTTTAAATTCGCGAATTAAAAAACAAAAATAGACAATTAATTATTATGTCCAAGTAATAATCCAACAAATTATATTTTTAACTTAGAATTTTATAGCTAAAACTTTTTACTACCTCTTGCAAATATCTTCTTATTCCAGAATCCTTGATCATAAATAGTAGTAATTTTCTTTTCTTTCTCTACTTTTATCTTCTTCACTTCTTCTAAATGATACATAACCATCATGAAGGCCATGGCCCTATCAAAGTTTCCGTAGTTGTTGTAAGATATAAGTTCTTTTAGTAATCCTACACTTCTTAATTTGTGTAGATTTAATAACCCATCTGTTTCGTATGGATCTAGTAACCACATTTTTATTAACTCCTCCCCATAAGATTTTAAAGGCTTTGACATGTGCATCCCCTTTTGCCGAGATACTTTACTGTGTTGTACCACGTCTTTTATAATCTCAGGCTGATCTGCTAGTAAAAATGTTTCATGCTTGTGTTCAAGATACTGGAACAATCCTTTACGTTCGTTTTCGTATAAACATTTAGCATTATAAAATTTTAGTAATCTTCTAACGTTTTCGTAATACTGATTTGCAGTGTCTGGCCTTCCTGTATACTCTGCTACCACTCGGTTTGTCAATCTATTTAGTACAATAGTTGATCCAAGAGAGGAGGTAGTAGATTCGTCATGATCGTAGGGGTCGGTTCCCGCAATATACATACCATACGGTATATCTCCGTCTTTATCTTCATAAGGCATTTCGTGTATAATAACGCACCCAGCTATATCATCAGATGCTTTCACTGGAAAATCGTATATAGGTTTTAGTTTAGGATTTGGCTTCCACTTAACTTTCTTTGTTCCTGCATCCATATACAGTTCTCCAATATAATCGTGGTTTCGCTCTCTGTTAGAAGCTTCTAATTCTGAAAGCCTGTTTAATAAATCTGCCACTGGAAATAAATTACCAGTACGTGTTAAGAATACTTCAGAAGGTACAAGTGGTCTGTTCTGCAGTTCTGCATCTAGAGCACTTCTTGCGTTCTTACCTTTCTTTAGTTTTTCTCTAAACTTTTCTAAGTAATCTTTAGCGTGCTGATCTTGAGTATTTCCGTTCTTATCTTTAAACTGATTTAACCCTCTATACGCAGGTACAAAGTAAGATATTTTACCCTTGTTCTCCCAGTCATCCTTAAAAGAAATCATATCGTAAACGTCGGGGTTGTAAAACATATCCCGAGCATCTACAGTACCTCCACCTTCCATATCACCTCCAGTACCTAAGTACATACAGCTCCCAAACTTATATGCTCCGTTCTTCATACACTCAACACTAGCTTCGTGTGAAGACTTAAGATTGTTAAACATACCAATCTCCTCCATAACCATTACAGCAGGACGAGTACCATTGGCAGCAAATGGGTTATCTTTAAATGTACGGTGTTTTATCTTAGATTTACTACCCATGATCTTCCAGGTACCTCCAAGTTTCTTTTTATACTCTGCAACCACTTCTTTACCAGAATACCAGCTACCTCCATATTGTTTTGCAAACGGGGATGGGTAGAATTTATCTCCTAACTCTATTCCTCCAGGAAGATTGTCTAATCCAAACTGCGTCTTCTTTAGTATATCTCCAGAGTACTTTGCATCCCCCGCACCAACTACAATCTCTGTAGATGGCGTACTTCCCAGAGAATCAGGGTCATACGATTTCATACCATCAAATACAAACTCATGTCCTGCTACACCCCCGGCTACAGAATATGATTTACCGAATCCACGGCTACCCATCATCATAAAGTTCTTAGCCTCATTGTTAAATAATGGTCTACCTAAATTCTTTTTATGCGTTTTTCTTAAATACTCTCGAGCAGGAACGTAATTATCCTGGCCCTCATAATCTCTATTGCAAGTATACTTATCATCATCCTCAAATCCTGAGAACCCTCTAGCTTCTACCCAGTTATAAAAAAACTCCCACTCCAAGTCACGTAAAAATGGTTTCCCAGGAGTCTTTGTTTTAGAGTGTTGAGTTTTATTCAAAAGGATAGTCCAATAGTTTATATAAAAATATAAATTACCAGGCATCCACACACCTCCTACCCAGTAACCCTCTATACATCTTTTCTTTTCTTCTCTCCAAAAGATAAGATATTCTTCACTGGAAGGATGAAACTGTGGTATCTCCTTAAGTATAAAAGCTTCTTTGTTAATGATCATATTAATCCTTTCTCGGACGCTGACTCTTCTGCTCCACCTTTTGTAGCGCCTTCATTATTTTCCTTGTCCACAAGTTTAAGAAGCCGCTCGTAGTCCTCAAACAATTTAACATTTGTTTTAAGTAGCCCTTCAATAGTATCTGCATTATCCTCATAAGTAAGTACATCTAAATATAAAGTTTTCTCATCCATCTTTTTATTCCACACCATAAGTTGCCTTTTGGCAGGAGTGATTAAAGATCTTTCGTAAAAAACAATTGCCTCGGTGTAATCATCCCATTTAAACTCTTCGTTCTTTAAAAAATCCTTAGCTATCATCTTTTGTCTGTTAGCGTAAGATATATTAGAGAATTTAGAATCTGGATCTACTAAAAGAGCAATAGCCCACATTATCTGTGAGCTCTTGCTTTTATTTTTACTCTTATCTTTTTTGTAAATATCTGCAAAATGTTCTGGAACTTTTAACTGTGGGTTAGCGCTCCAAAAATTAATATTTACATCAAATCCGTTTAATATCATCAGTTTGTTCTTAGTCCGTCGTTCTTACCGCGCACTGTTCCGCCGGGGCGAGATAGAGCAGAGCCAAACCCTGCATTCTCTCGTACAGGTTTCATATACTCTTCGCAGCACGTTGCATCTGGACAAACTACTTTACCATCTACAACTTTAACAACATGTTTAGTAAGCTCTACGCTTCTCTCGCATAAGCTACAAGTAAACTTTGCCATTACGATTTTACAATACCTAACACGTCAAACATGTTCATTTGAAAGTATTCTACCTCATCTACCATAACCATAAACCCTTGGCCTTTAGGTATAACAGTGTCTCCTACTTTAACATTTTTAACATCCTGACTAACAGCCACAACTTTAGCGTGCCCATCGCGTTTATCCGCTTCTTCTCTTAACATTAGTTCAGATTTAATAATACCTGAAGCTGTTTCTTTTTCTACCTGTGGCATTTCCACTACAATGTGGTTTCCTAAAGGCTCGTAATTAATTGTTTCCATGTTTACCATTTTTTAAGTGGGCAATGTGATTGCATTGACCTTGTTTTAGCAATTAGCGGGCACCCGCATTTTGTACATCTATTTTTAACGTTAAACTCACAGTCAGAGCAGATGCTAGCTCTGGCTTTTGCTATGTTCTCTACATGTTCGTTTGGAAATACTACATTCTTCCAACCATTTAGGATCTCAGACATCTTTGCCGCTGGTCCCTTTTTTTCTTCTGCCATTTTTGTAATATTTAAATCTATTCTTCTTCACTGTAAACATTCCAAGATGTTTAAACCTCACACTCTTAAAGTCTCCACTTTCTATAGATTCCTTAAGTAACCCAAATTGAGACTTTACTATAAGCTCTGCTTTAAATTCGCTAATACCATATTTCTTGGCTAGCTTCTTTATTATTCGCTCCACGTTATTTTGTAAATTATCTCAATTCCATTTTTATCTATACCGTTAAGTATGGTAGGATTTATTTTCTTATCCACAATCATTTGTTTCTTTCTAAGCATAGTAATATGATTATTGAAAGATGCTTCAGACATACCTATTTGCTTTCTAACCATTTTTCTCACTGGTGTAGAAAACAACATCTTGTCTAAGTTTTCATTCTCCTTGTTAGATTGCCATATAGATAAAAAACTTGAAAGCACCTCAATTTCTTTATCCTTTAATTTTAGTACAGGATTAAGAATTTGAAGATATGCCTTCATAGATTTTGGTATATCTGATTTAATTGGAATCTCCATATTCAATATCTATTTCTGGAAATGCACTCTCTGCAAACTCCTTGTCATACATGCTTATAGACTTTTTTACATACCTTGCAGTGTCTAAAGCCTTCTGCCTTTCTTGTGCAGTAGAATCAGTGCCTAGCTCTGATTGAGCTTTTGCATTTGTAAAGAGCAACTCATCTATTCTGAGCTTACCTATATAGTGGTTCATACATTTCTCACAAATCTTTTTACGATCAGGGATTCTAAACCTTTCTCTAATTCTTTTCTCTAGTGCGTCCATAGTTAAACTTTCCCGTAGGAATCTTTGTGTATAGGTAGTTGATTTTTATACCTGTTAATTCTGTTTTGTTTTTCAAGAGCAGCTTTTTTTATATTCTCATTCTTAATTTGCTGCTTCTTGCGTTTGAAGTCAATCTGTTCTTGGATTAGTTTTGCGTCATAGTATTTCTTAACTCGATCCAGCCTCCACTGTACATCACCGATCTCTTCGATAATCTCAGCTGTTAAATCTTTAGAAGTTTTATTTAGCTGCTGCATAATAACTGTAGACAGCTCGGATAACTCCTCTACTAACTTGTAATGATCTTTTATGCTCTTACCTATATCCATCTAAAAAGGTATCATTGTAAAACCTGCTAAGTTAAACAGGTATTCTAACACTGTAAATACTACTGCACCTCCAACTATTTGGTATGCCCAATATTTCCAACCGGTTAAACTTCGTTCAAACTTTTTTACTGGAGAATTCATAGCTTTATCTCTAAGCCCAGACTTAATAAAGATCTT